ATTTTGAACAATGTCCAGCAGGTTCATTTGCTGCACGATGCTACCAAATTATTGATTTAGGTCATCAAACATTTGAATGGAAAGGTGAGGCCAAGGTAGCTCCTAAAGTTCGTATCACTTGGGAATTAAATGAACCAATGCAAGATGGTCGTCCATTCTCAATCTCACGTGAGTACACAGCATCCATTGGTGATAAGGCCAATCTGCGTAAAGATTTAGAAGCCTGGCGTGGTCGTCCCTTTACAGCAACAGAATTACAGAACTTTAGCCTTGAGAATGTATTGGGTGCTCCATGTTTGTTAGGTGTGGTACATAAGCCATCTAAGGACGGTTCTAAAGTTTATGCCAACGTAGGCTCAATCATGGCTCTACCAAAAGGTATGGCTTGCCCTGAGTTGGTTAATCCTGCTGTCAAGTTTGACATCGGCACCTTTGACCAAAAGGTATTTGACGGATTGTCTAGCTATGTTCAAAAGAAGATTTTGATGAGCAAAGAACTAGAAGAGAATGGGATTCCACAGACTCGTCAAGATGAGCCTGTAATCGAATCGGAAGAAGTGCCGTTTTAAAGGTTACGGGGGAAAGCGAATTCGGCACGTTAGTACCTCACCAATATGTTCGGACAGTGCAGTAGTAACAAAGAACACGGAGAGGCTACCCCCGTCTGCATAGGTAGCCCCTAATTTAGGGGATTTAGGGATGAAACTTACAAACAAATTTAACCTGCCTGACCCAATAGTCAACGCAGTACAAAACCAAGGGTATACCCCAGGTAGTAGTGATATTACGGTTACTCAACTCATTCAACCACCATTGATTCGTCAATTACGGATACAGCACGATAATGACATCGAGGAAGATGCTTCAGACCGTGTTTGGGCGTTGTTTGGGACTGCCGTTCATCACCTGCTAGAAATGGCTTATAAAGGGCGTACAGCACGAGTTGAGGAACGAGTCTATGCCGAGGTATCAGGATGGAAGTTAGGGGGCGCATTCGACGTTTTAGAGGGTTCTAGCCTATCTGATTACAAGGTGACTTCCGTATACTCTTCCGACGGCAAAATCGAATGGGAACGTCAATTAAACGTGTTGAGATGGCTATTGCATAAAAACAACACTGAAGTGACTAAACTAAGCATTACAGCCATTTTCAGGGATTGGAGACCCCGTGAGGCACAGAAGAACCCTGACTATCCTAGAAGACCAATTATGACCCTGCCTGTACGGATGTGGACACTAGATGATGCAGAGGCTTATGTCAAAGAACGTATTGCACTGCACCAATTATCTGAACCACCCATGTGTACGGATGAAGAAAGATGGACTACCCCTGAACAGTGGGCCTTGATGAAGAAGGGTGGCAAACGAGCTATCAAACTATATCCGTCACAAGAGGGTGTTACACTCGGCACAGACCAGTTTTGGGAACACCGTCCAGCCACCTATCGTAGGTGTGAGGATTATTGTAGTGTGAATAAATGGTGTCCTGTATGGAGCAATGTTACCTTTTAAGATAAACTAACAAATGACACGGCAAGCACTCATCCCCCACTTCCCCCCGACGGTTCCCCTCCGTCTAGCTTGTCGTGTCACCTATTAGAGATTAATATGACTACTATTGTTGGCGATTGGATTAATAAAAAATTAGTTGCAGACAGTCAGTTTTCAGATGATGATTCTGGTATTAAATACTTTGAAGATAAAATTATTGCAATAGAAGGTGGTTACCTTGGTGTTGCAGGTAGTTGGGTAGATGGGGAAAAAGTTGTTGATTATATAAATAAGAAACAAAAGACGAAACCGAAACTACATACTGATAGTTCATTTCTAAAATTGACCGAAGATGGTCTTTTTTCTTGTGGAGATGACCTAGAATGGGAACGAGTTAGAACCTTTATGGCTATTGGTAGTGGTTCAATGGCTGCAGAGGTTTGTATGAGAATGGGATTAACTGCAGAAGAAGCTGTCAAATGGGCGTGTAATGTGGACTTAAAAAGCCACGAGCCAGTCAAAACATATAAATTGGGCGAATAACATGGTACAAGCACGATGTAGCGATGAAGATTTTATAGAACTGTGGCGAAAACATAAGTCAGCAACTACCGTATCTAAAGTATTAGAGATTGATGTCAGAGCGACAATGGGGCGACGAAAGCGAATAGAAAAGAAATACAACATTAAACTAGAAGCAAAAGAAGGTGGCACTCCTAGATTAACTATTCCTGAGAACAAAGTCCGCACCAATCTTTCTATGGAAAATGGAACGATTGTTGTGGGTTCTGATTGCCACTACTGGCCTGGATATGTCAGTACCGCCCATAGAGCATTTGTACATTTAATTACACGTTTAAAACCACAGGGAATAGTTCTTAACGGTGACATTATGGATAATGCCACGATTAGCCAGCACAATAGGATTGGGTGGGATAAAGCCCCAACTGTGAAGGAAGAACTAGAAGAAGTACAGGCTCGTCTTGGTGATATTGAGAAAGTACGTCCTGCAGGAGCATTTATGCACCGCACCATTGGTAACCACGACCTACGCTTTGATGGCAAATTATCTAATGTACTAGGGCAGTATGAGGGCGTACCTGGTATGGCACTAGCCGACCATTTACCTGGATGGACATACAGTTGGTCTCTGATGGTCAACAATACTTGTATGATTAAGCACCGTTGGCACAATGGTCAACATGGTGTATTTAACAACACCCTTAAATCGGGGGTAAGTATGGTTACAGGTCATCTACATTCCTTGAAAGTGACTCCGTGGACTGACTATAATGGTGACAGATATGGCGTTGACACAGGAACAATGTCGGCAATTGGAGGAGACAAGTACATCTACACGGAAGACTCGCCCGTCAATTGGCGTTCAGGATTCGCAGTACTTACATTCCGTGATGGAGAACTTATGCCGCCAGAACTTGTACAAGTCATTAGTGAGGATGATGGATTGGTGTTCTTTCGAGGAGAGGTAATAAAGGTCTAATATGGATATTAAAGTCAAAATCATTAAGGAAAACAAAGATGGTTCAGCCAATGCTCAAGTTGATTTCGATAAAGAAGGGCTTGAAACACTTGTCCAATGGGGGCTTGTTGCTATGCTTACCAAAGCAATTGATGAATACAAGGTTAGACCCGATGAAGATGAAGTCACTATTGAACCCCCGTTTCCATTGCCAAAGTCCAAAAGGAAAAAGAAATGAACAGAAATTGGGATAAATGCTTTGATTCAGTAATTGTTAGCGAGGGAGGTTACGCTAACCTAAAGGATGATTCAGGTGGGCCTACTAACCACGGATGTACTCAAGCCGTATGGGAAGAATTTGTTGGTCATAAAGTCACAATTGACGATATGAAAGCCTTAACAATTGAAGATGTAAAACCATTATATAAAAAGAGGTTTTGGGATGCCATACACGGAGATGCTCTTCCTTCGGGACTTGACTATTGCATTTTTGACTGTGCTATCAATAGTGGTGTTGGCCGTGCAGCCAAGTTTATCCAAGAAATTGTGGGTGTTTTTGCTGATGGTGCAATCGGCAATAATACTGTTACTGCTATAAATCAAATGAATACAGTAACAATGATTAATGAGTTTTCGGATAAGCGTCAAGCATTCCTAGAGACACTCAAGACTTTCCTTGTATTTGGCAAAGGTTGGACTAAACGGGTAACTGAAGTTAGAATTAAATCTTTAGAAATGGCGGAATAATATGGCAACTAAACCTGGTTTGTACGCAAACATTCATGCTAAACAAAAACGTATCAAGGCTGGTTCAGGCGAGAAGATGAGAAAGCCTGGGACTAAAGGTGCTCCTACTGCTAAAGCGTTTAAAGAATCAAAGAAGACCGCTAAGAAGTAAGGTGAGGGGACAGCCTCTCGACTCCCGATTCGTTGATGGCCTAGTTGGAAAGCCACAAAACAACTAGATTAAGCATACCCTCTCGGTGGCTTGACTATTTGATACCCACTTGTTCTCGAATCCACTCTTGAAGTGACTCAAGCTGTTGAGTCGTCATTGCACATTTTTCAACAAATTGTGGGTCGGAGGGCGTTCCATCAACGAAGGGGACGGCTGTGCTGGTGATGGACATTGCACTGCTACTGGCGTTGACGTGCATCCCACCATAGTAAGTATGAATGCGAGCAATACTATTCTTGTAATCATTGGTAATTCTCTCCGTTGTTACTTGTTGTTCCTTGAGGATTTGTTCATTCTTTGCTTCTTGCGCTTTTCCTGCTGCTTCAACACGCTCCTGATATGCCATAAATCGTGAATGCTCAAAGCTATAGCCAAGATACACGCACCCACAAAGTACCAAAGCAACCAATCCAATTTTGACATAATTAATAACCGATAAAGGGAACATTATTGTGGCTCCGCATCTTTTTTCATCATTACAGAAGCACCACCTGCACCAGACACAATGCCTAATGCTTCAGCAAGTTCTCTAAGGCTAACAGTAGTGTGCATTACTTCAAAAGCCGCAATTACGATAACAGCAATAAAACCAAGAAACCAAGTTACTCGACCAATGTCATAAGTTTCATTATCTTTACCAGTTAAAAGGTGTTGGAATATCTGTTTCATTTTTTTGTTGTAATGGTATCTGAACCTTTGGTTACTGTGACTTTATCGCCATCTACAGTAACTGACATTGGGGGTTCTTTATCTGCCAAATGGTCTAGTTTTTCAATTAAATTTTGAATAACGGCAAACTCAGGCTTTTCTTCTTTTTCAGTTGTACCTGATACAGCGTTCATCATATTGATAATAGCCATAATTGCACCACCAGCCATACCAATAACTGCGGCAATTTTAGAAGCGTCTAAAAATATACTAGCGGCAACGCTAATAACAATAATTGCTGTAATGTAAGCCAATCCATGTTGACCAATGGATTTACCAGCTACTTCTTTTGCGGATTCAATTTGTTCGTTCATTTTATTGGAAAGTGTCCTGTACCTGCAGCCCACATTAATAGTGCAACAGCAGCAAAGCCAATGAGTTTGGTAATCCGTTTAACAACAGATTCACCTACGGATGTATAAAAATTCTTAATAACTTTCTCGGTAACTCTTTCTACAAGTTCTTCAAGTTGTTCGTCGGTTAATGGTAATTGAGTATTTGACATGATTAGGTAGCTTGGGTTTGTGCAGTTAGTATGCCGTTGGTAAATGTCATGGAACCATTGGTACCAAGAGTAGTTAATTTTGCTGTAGTAATTGTGACAGACAATCCACCTGTAATTGCTGAATAAGGAATAGTAGTAGAGGCTGTAACTGGCCCTGTGTTGTGACCGTATAAATATCCAGTTAATCCTGGAGTTTGAATATTTGATAAATTTGTATTGGCAATGTTGCCGCCTGTAATAGAAACATTATTAGAGTTCTCATAGGCCATTGTTCCTATTTGGTCTAAATTACCATTGGTTTGGGAGAAAATGGTATAAAACCAATCTCTAAACTGTCGAGAGTCTACGCCTTGATTGGTTGGAGGAGGGGGAGGAAGCATCTTGATTGGCATTACTCATCCTCTTCCATTTCGTCATAGCACCAATTCTCAGCATATCCATACTTTTGTAAAGCAGGGATTTGATGCTCCATACCCTCACCAATGTCATCCCTTACGTTAATACAGTCAGGAATCTCAATTTTCTTAACGTTTTTATAGGCACGTTCACAGGCTTGTTTAACGGTCTTTCCTACCCCGTTTGCCACTAAAACATAGTCACCTGCCGTCACTAGGCAAGGACGCTCTACAATGCCTTCCTCGTCGTTCTGAGGGGCATTCCCAACCATGACCTCACATAAGGCATAATCCTTGGTTAATTCATCGGGAAGACCATAGATAGGAAATCCTGTATGGTCACGCCCCGTAGTCTTAGACCTAGGGTAATCCCCAATAGGGATAACAATGCCAGTAGCAGTGTCGTAGCTAACTTTGAGAGTATCTTTGCCATTTAATAGGTCACACATCCAATCTACAACAGAACCCTTATGAAGGGCTTGTTGAATGTTAAATAAAGGCCATCCTTTACGCATAGTCCACTCTAATGGACGTGGCTCACCTTTTTCATCAATAATGAACGCCAAATCAACATAGCCAGTATGTCCGATATAGCATAGGTAGTCTTCAAAGCGTTTTAAGGTGTCATTAAATAGGTTAGACTCGGTGCAATACTTAATGACAGTTCCCTGCTCACCTGTATTACAGCCATAGTTACCTGACATGAGCTTTTTATGTTCAAAGCCTTCTAGGATGTTCTTACCAAATCCATTGGGGCCTATCCAGGCACCTACTCCGAATTCTATTCCTGGGACGAACTCTTGTAGGATGAAATCACGTCGTTTACCAGTTTCTTTCCATCGTTGCAGCATGAAGACCATATCTGCCGCTGATTTAGATACATAAGATAGAGCCTTGTCTGCATCACCACTGGGTTTAGAGACGTATCGTTTGGGATTAGCTTTAACAAAGTCGATAGCACTGTTGTAGTCCTTAAATTCAAATGAAGGGATAACTGCAAGTCCTGCCTTCTTCATAATGTCTTGACCATAATCACGGTCTAGTTCCATCTTGGCACCAAGCATATTAGTACCGATAATTGGGTAACCCTCTTCATGGAACTTTTCTAGTTCCCGCATTTGAAAAGCGTTATCCGATAATACGATTAAGTCTGCTTGTTTGGCATGAATCTGCCAGTTCTGAACGTGGTCAATAAGTCCTTTACCAATCTTAGAACGCTCCTGACCGTGTGGACGCACCCATTGTTTAACTTCGTGTCCTTCTGCAAGGCAACGAATACCAAAGTCAACCAATGCTCCTGCAGGGTCAAGGAGGAGAATCTTCATTTCATTTTCTTTCTAGTCTTGCCTGAAGGTGGTTTACCTGCTCTAGCCTTAGTAAGAGCAATAGCAACCGCTTGCTTCTGTGGACGACCAGCTTTCACCTCTTTGGAGATGTTAGATGAAATAGTCTTTTGTGATGAACCTGATTTAAGTGGCATTATTTTTTCTTTCTTCGTGTTTCATAGGCACCATAGGTTGCTTTAATAATTAAATTAGCTGCACGAGATAACTCTTTTTCTGTTCTAGCATTATTAATCATTTCAGTAACTTTTTTAAATTCCGCTGGGTCTTTGATAATGTTTTTATTAACACTAGAGCCAATGTTATTCCATAATGTCTTACCTTGTTCTACAGGAAGACCTTTTAAATAATATCCTAACTCTTGTTTAAACACCTTCTGACCAATCTCATCTTTTCCAAAATTACCCATTTGAGTATTAATAGTTCTATAATCTTTGCTTTTAAACAGTTCAGGTAATGCGTCCTTAGCTTTTGCAACAAATTCTTTTTCAGAAGCATTACGTGCAACCTTCTCAGCACCACCTGGTATAAATTTGTTTACAGCATTACGAACTTTCTCTTGTTCATTATTGCTTAATGCTTTGAATTCATCAGATTTAAGGTTATTAATAACCGCATTACCATCAAAAGGATTGCCGTCTTCGTCAAGAAATAATTTTCTAATCTTTTTAGCAGATGAAGCACGGGATTCTGCAGGAAACTCTGAAACTATATGAGTTAAATCTTCTTTAAGCCCTTTACCAGTTTTTTCTGCTAATGCTGCATCATATCCTGCTTTCGCATCTTCATACAGTTTATTAACTGTTGCATCTTTTCCATGTTGTGCTTGTAATTCTTGTGTGAATTTATATGTTTCGCTTGTTGGGTCTGTAGAAACTTTTACACCAGCAGTTTTAGGTTCTGTACCTAATGCTGACTCAACATCACGACCAGCAAGTTTTGCTTCACCTTGAGGAATAAATTTAGATAATTTAGCAACTTTACCAGCTACTCCAGGCATCATTGTATAAGCTGCAGTCTCAGCCATTCCAAATACTTTTTGAGCTAATCTAGATTTAACTAAAAAGTCGGTTGTAGATTTTACTGGGGCTGGCATACCAGCAGCTAACCCAGCAAGCGTCTGTGTTCCAGGGCCATATCCAAGGTCTTTAGCAACTGATTCAGCCAAACCAGATGCGGCACCCATTACAGCACCACCCCCTGCAGTTGCAAGTATTCCTGGGCCAGTAAAACCACCAATAACACCACCTATTGCTCCACCAGTAGCCGCACCCCTAGCAATATTAGAACCATACTCAGATAACGGGACTTTATTTATACGAGAAGGGTCAAAACCAAATGTTTGTTTTGCTACTGGAACTTCTTTACGAAGAGATGTAGGAGCCAAAAATGCTGCACCACCTTCAGTTACTTGTGGTGTTGTCAATCCAGTTGCAGGTTTATAGTCAGCTTTTGGAATATCGGCAGGAGCACCTTCTACAGTTACTTCTGTTTTTGGTTCAGACTTTACTAAATGAGAAAGAATTTTCTCTTTAGCTTTAGATGGGTCTGTTTCAGAAATATCATAATGCTGACCTTGGTATTCATATACTGGCATAGTATTCTTTAGTCTAGTTTGATTGGGTCTTCTTTAGTACCAGTGCCTTTTACCGATACAGATGATTTTTCATCTTTTGATTTAATAAGACCTTTTCTTCTTAAAAAATCATCCATAGATAAATCAGGATTATTTTCCATTTCTTTTCTAAATTCAATTACATCTTTAACAGAGTAAGGAATCATTTGACGAGACTTTAACACATTAGCCTTGAATTCTTTGGCTTGCTCTGCATTCATAATTCCAGCATCTAAATATGATTTACCAGCATTTTCATAGTCTTGACGCAATTTAGCCAATTTTTGAATTTGAACAATATGTGGCTCTCCAGACCTTCCTTTGTAGATTGCTTCAGTCTTTTGAAATGCAGCATCAGTTGGGCGGTAATCTGGCATTAAGAATTGCACCATTTCACGAGTAGCTGGCCCAAGAATTGAATCATACATTTGTGCATCGGTATCAGACATATTATTTGCCAATGCTTTGGCTGGGGCAGTCAATAAACCTTTATCTGGGAGATTAGAAAATGTTGTTCCTGTAAGACTTTTTGAACCGTTTTCATTTAGTGTTGATACGTCATCTAAACTAGAAAGAATTAATTGTGAGTCGGTACTAACCCTACGTGCAACTTTTTTGTCATCGGTTGATACTTTACTTGTTGCAACTCCGTACTTTGGATTAGCAAGTGCATCATCAAACGTTGTAGGCACAACTTTTCCATCTACAACTTTTGTAACGGGTTGTTTTGGTAAATTATTTTGGTCTGCCGCATTATTTTTACGCTCTCTATCTTCAAGAGCTTTCGCAGCACGTTTAGAAGCAGCTTCTGCAAGGTCTTCACTTTCCATTTTTTGTCTCATAGTAGGAGACATTTTGGCAATGAACTTTTCTTTTAAATCTGGAGTCCAAGTGGTTGGAAATTCTTTTGGCATTGGAACGCCAGTTCTTTCTAAACCATCTTTTAACCTTTGGTCAAAATCAGTTTGACTTTTTGCACGATATAAAGAACTCATAAGGTCGTCTTTGCCATCAGTTCTTATTTTTTGTGCTTCAATATCTGTAAGTTTTGCTTGAGTCATTAATCTACGAGATTCTTCTTTGGCTTTTTCAGCAAGCTCTGATTTGCCTATTGCTTCATAATAATTAGCATCTTGCAAAGCAGCTTGAGCCATTTGCTCATCTTTTAATGCCGATGTTTTAGTTTTGCTATATAAACCAGAAGTAGTTAATTGACCATCAGCTGAAGTAAGGCTATATTCTGGAGGCAATATATTTCCAGCCATCTGCCCCAAACCTTGTTGTGGTTGACCACCACCAGCGCCTACTCCAGTCATTCCAGCCAAAGGAGGTGCCATGCTTTTTTGAACTTGTTGTATTTTTTGTTGCTGTAATCCATATTGTTGCGATGAAATATCTTCCTGCCTAAATGCTTGAGCAGGGCTTGTTTGCAATATATTAGCTAATTCTGAAAGACTTGCCATATTAACTCACCGAAGGAGATGATTGATTGTATTGGGAATAGAGTGTTTGTAATGGATTTAGTACGTTCGCTGCACCTCCAGCTAACTGTTGTAATCCCAACGCACCTAACCCTGCTTGACCAAAGTTAATACCTTGTTGAGCTTGCGCTGCACCTGCAGGGGCTTGATTAGCACCTGATAATGTAGCTAGTAAGTTTTGTTGTTGCTGTAGGCTAGAAGTAGCATACTGTTGACCAAACTGTTGAGCTTGCAACAATCCACCGCCTGATACTAAACGACCCTGTGCAGCTTGTTGAGCCTGTTGAGCTTGTAAGCCTTGTTGGAGGTTAAACTGGTAACCTGGAGTAGAGGTAATGGTATTTGGGTTTGCCAGTAAGTTCTGTAACTGGGAAGCTGCTTGTGAACGGTATGCTGCGTATGGGTCAGCAACACCTGGCTTAGTTTTTCCACCACCCAATAATGATGCAGCTTGTCCTAATTGTCCAATACCGCCTATTAATTGAGCACCAGTCTTGGCGTATCCAGCCAAGTCGCCTAATGTAGTTCCTACTCCACCTTTAGCAACAATGTTACCTGCAGCGTCAAGGATGTTTCCACCTTGAATAGAACCCATTGAACCATCAGCAAGTTGGAATGGGATAGATTCAGCACCTGCGGCTGCAGTTTCCAACATAGGAGTTGCTGCAGCAATTTGTTCGGCAGTAGCACCTGCGGCAGTTAAATCAGCAACTGAGACACCTGAGGCAATCAAATCCCCAATCGGTGCTCCAGCAGAAACTAATTCTCCAACAGTAGCTCCTTGAGCCAAAGCATCACCAACAGTAACGGCACCAGAAGCTATATCTGCTGCTGTAAACGCACCACCTGCTATGTCTGCTGCGGCTGTTGCTGCTGCTGCATCTGCTGCTCCTAATCCTACTACGTCTGCTACTCCTGCTGCGGCTGCGCCCATAATCTATCCAATCATCTTAGTAAACATACGCTCAGTCTCTTTATATCCTAAACGTTCAAATATGGCTCCAACGTCTTGATGTATTTTTACATTCATAGACAACTTGGTAACTCCGTATTGCTTCATTATCTCTTCGGTCTTAATGAACAATTTTACACCTGTCAAGCCCTTACGGTAATCTTTAGCTATGAAAAAAATGTCATCCATAGCCATAAATTGGTCTTTATAATGAATATGATGGTATAGCAACATTATGCAATATCCCACCAATTTACCATCGTCTCTAGCCGTTACAATCCTCATATTGCCATTTTTGAACATTTGCTCATATTTGGCATAATCAGGATTGAGCTTAATAGAATCCTTATGTAGGGCTATTTCTTGCCAATGGTCTTCTAATAAAGGCTTAATTTCGTCAATTACTTGGTCAAACGTTTCTTCTTTATACTCAATCATGAATCCCCCTTTTCGACATCGACTTCAAAATATTCGAGTCTCAAGGGTACATTATCTTGGTGAAGTAAGTCAAACGCTCTTCTACGGCCCTGCCCTAGTCTATGGACTTCGGATTTAGCGGTATTAAGATTGACGTTCTGCCACGCAGAAAAGGTTTGGTAGTCATCGCTGGTATAGCGTAACAGGGCATAAGAATCAATCTTATCGCCTACTACCTGAACGCTTCTCCAAAACTTACGTAGATTATCGCCACCATCTACTAATGGAGTACGAGCTAATACCGCAATTGGATTACCATCATCTTGATAGGTGTTTGAATCAAACTCATAGACTTTACCGTTAGTCTCATGTTGAAGTAAATCCATGTTTTGGTACTTGGTGTAATACTGTCCTTTAAAGTAGCCTTCTACGTTGTTTTCAGTAGAAGTCCAATATGTCCAACCATTTTGAGCAAAGTCATATACTAGGGTATACCCTAAGTCTCTAAGGGTTAATACGTATAGGGAATGTCCTGAAGTCTTAATGCTAAAGGCATAAGCAGATGCAGGGTTACAGTTATTGATAATTCTTTCAATATATTGGTTAGAAATGACTTGTGCTGATTGACCAGCCATTGTCATTATTTGGAAACCCTTTTGGTAGCTTGTAGACATCCAAACAAGGGTATTGTCCATTTGCACTACTGAAGCCTTTGCTGCCACACCAAATTTGATTACAGAGTTTTGGTATGGTAAAAATGGACTACCAGGAGAGCTTCCTGCGTCATAAAAGAATTCAATATGGAATGAACCAAAAGTAACAATGTAGTTAATTGTCCTACCAATAGCCAATAATGGGTCGGCAGAGGACACTACACCAATGTAGTTAATTGCTTGCCAAGTTGTAGGGTCTTCTACGTTAGAGTTATAAAGTAACCCCTCAGGAGTCCCAACAACATAATACCCATCCACAAACACCGCACCTGGTACAGTAGTAGCAGGATAAGAGGTAGTAAAGGTAAGACTAACGGTTCCAGAAGCTGTAGCATTTTGACTTAAAGTTAAGGCAGTACCAAATATAGTTAAAACATAAGTGCCGAGGGGAACTCCTGTCCCTGTCACAATCTGTCCAACCTGAATTGCAGGATTAGATGCAGATAATGTTACTACGGGGGTACCTGATACAGTAGTACCGTTTTGCGTCGTAATGGTGCCTTGTAAATCTAAAATGGTGCTTGTTGCAATGGTATAGACATACCCATGATTGGCATTTTTAAAAAAGACTTGAGTTTGGTCTACCGAGTAGATGAAGTCGTATGACCCCGTGCCATCAACAGGGGTAGCATTAGCCACTCCATTGTCATAGAAGGTAGCTCCAATAATAGTAAGTAAGTGAGTACCAGCGGCAAAGATACCAAGTCCTTCTCCTGCAGTTAGAGTCTGATAAGTTTTGAGTCCTGGGCGTTTAACGGCTGCAATAGACTCTTTTTTCTCTACTTCAATAATCGCATTGCCTAGCTTTGAATCCTTGTTTAAGGTTCCATCACGACTACCAATGTTATGAGCAAGAGGTATACGGCTAATTGCCATAATTAACCCCTAAATCTATAATCTGGTTGGAAAGAAGTAGAAGCCTCTTCTTGGCTCCAATCTGTCATTACTTCTTCATACTTAGCGGCACGTTGAGCTAGTTCAGCACGGACTTGTGCAGGAACACCATACTCAAGGGCTAACTGGTCAGCCAAACCAAACTTCAATGTATTGAACCATTCAGAAGGAAACTGAGGGATTGAAGTGGGTGTTAGGATGTCTGAAATAGGTTGTTGTACTTGTAGATGGATAGTCCATCCTGCATCATTAGGGTTGTTAAATACATACAATACGCCATTACCTAATTGTGGGTCGTAATAGACCTGATTAGGAGTACCTGAAGAGGGTTTATAGCCCTGTTGCATATACTCTTGACGTGAGATGACCTGAAGGGTTGTATCGTTCCCCTGAGGGCTTCTAATGAACGCCATAACGACTCTTAAAGGGCGGTCACAGACTACATCTCCTGTTGGGCCTAATGTGTAGGTGTATTGACCTGCTACCATAGGTACTGGGAGGTCTTCTACTAACCATAATGGCATACCCTTAGTTTGTAGCTGTTTGATATACAGGTTTAGGGCTTCAGAGCAGTTCTGATAGTCCTGTGGGGTTGGGGTATCACCAGCACCAATTACCCCCAATACACGGAGTGCGCCATTGATTACGGAATCCCTAGATTGTTGGTAAGTGGTAGTCATTTATTCTGCCTTTGGTTCTTCGGTAATTAAAGCATACTGCTGTTGGAGCTTTTGTAGTAATGGATAAGCACCTGACTGTGTAGGTAACTGTCCCATAACTTGAACAATAAACTCTGCTTCTTTATCTTCTAATGTAAATGTTTTCATATTATTTAAGGAATTAAAAATGTACCGCTTACAGTTAATGGAACAGTTAAAGTTCCAGTTGTTTGCAAATAAATTTCAGAATTAAAAATTGCAGCAGTTCCATAAGGAGTATTAGATTCATCAATAACCCATGCTCCACTTGGAGAAATTTCAGACCAAGGAAGGTTTATTTTTGCACCTGCGTTTGCTTTAATACTTGTTGCTGGAGTAATAACAATGGAAACATAAATTTGCTTACCTTTTTTATTGTAATAAGCAGTAATTGTAGGAGTTCCAACAAGAGTCCAATTTGAATCTAAAGTAGGGGAAAATGAAATATTTTCTGTATCGCCAGTATAGGTAAGTTTATTTTGCAACCAAGTTGTATTGCCACCAAAACCTTTAGGAAGTTTAGAAGAAATTACTCCATAAACATCAACAACTCCGCTAGATGCTGTTCCATAAATATTAGCAACAGTAGCAGAAACTGAATTAACTGCGGAAGGATTGGTAATTGTAATTCCCTGAATAGCACCGCCACTACTATCAAAAGTAAATAAATCTCCTTGAGATGTATTTCCTGATTGATTATTTGCCAATCCTAAAGGAGAAGTAAATGTAATGTTATTTGTTCCTTGAGACAAATAAAACATTGTTTGCTGACATTGTTCTGCACCACAAGAAGTAAATGTCATTCCAGCGCACCCAACAATTCCATATCCGTATAAATCGGAAGTATCACAAGCGCAATTTATTACTGTTGAATAAACAGTGCCTGAAAAATCATAATGACCTCCAATAACATAACAACTATCAAAAGTTAAGCTAGTATTTGTGTCATTACTTTGTATTCCAGAGCCTCCACTGGCCATAATAACTTTGCAATTATTAATTCTTCCTGTAAATGTAGATGTTGCTCCTGTTCCTCCACCTAAAACAATACCTTTTCCAGTAGACCCAGTTTGTGAAGATACTTTAATGTTTTCAAGTGTAAAGTCATGGCCTCCTGACATAACAAGAGCAGAACCACCACCAGCACCACTATGATTTTGTGTAATAACAATGTTTTTAACAACAACACCAACAAAGTTACTGATTACTAATCCATTACTTCCTGAAGCAGCAGAATCAAAAGAAAATACAGTATTTGTGCTATAAGTAGTTCCTGCAGAAATTAAAGCAGCAGCAGCACCTTCTAATACAAGACCATTAATATTATTTATGGTTAATGTACTAGAAAACTTATATGTACCAGCAGGGAAATAAATATGACTAGATGCAGCAACCGCAGCGTTAAAAGCTGATGAAGAATCAGAAGAGCCTGTAGGGTCACCGCCAAAATCTAAGATAGAAACAGATTCTTGTAATTTTTTATTAAAAGGTCTGTTTACTGCTGATGCAGAACCTTGGTCATATTTTGGAATTAACGTAGTCATAATTTAACCTTATGGGTGAGATGCTACATAAGCATCAAATTCTGTTTTAAGTTCTTGCAATGCTTTTACTAATGTTGGAAGTATATCTCCCATTTTAATTGATTTTTTAGTAACGTTATTGCCATTTTCATCAATGCTGTATTTAGATTCATATACTAAATCAGGCAATACTTCTTCTAATTCTTGAGCAATAAAACCAGCTACATTTGTAGCATCTCCATTTACCCAGTCAAATCGTCTTGGTTTAAGTGACATTACCTGAGTTAAACCTGTTTCAAGGTCTTTAACATTGGTTTTTAGACTTGCATCTGAAATAGCTGTAATAGATGTTGATGTAGCGTGAATAGTTCCTGCATTATCTATATAGCAACGATAAGCAGATGCCCCTGTTGAATAAATAGAAAAACAATAGCTAGCAGAGGTTGAATTAGCAGTAACTGCTGCAAAAGCACTACTAGCTGGAAGTAATTTTATTCCCGAACCAGTAAAGTCCGATGAATTTGTAGTACCAACTAGCAAGTTACCGCTAGTGTCAAGATACATATTAGGGCCACCAGCAGGAGTTCCGCTACCGCCTAAACCTACTCCAAATCCAATTCCACCATAGGAATTTAAATATACAGAACCAGCAGATACAGCATCTTGACGAGTTAATGAGAACCTAAATCCTGTGCTTGGAGATGCTCCAGCATAAGCAACAAGACCGTTACCATTAGAACCAACTCCACCAATGCCAAAACTACTTGTAACATCTAAAGCATATTGAGGGCTTGTAGTTCCAATTCCTAAACGATGGTTTGTAGCATCCCAAAAGAAATTGGCATTGTCTTGGCTATAAACTCCTGAAGCTCCTGCATAAACTACAGAACCAGTAGTAAATGAGGTAGCTGTGCCTGTACCGCCATATCCAACACCAACTGTAGCACCATTCCAAGTAGCTGTTGTAATTGCACCACTTGATGACAATTGCATCAATTTAGTATTAGCTATACCAGCGTTATACCATTGAAAACCATCGCCAGCAAAAGCACTAAAACGACCAAAGCCAGTTGCATAGTCCATTACTAGACCATCGCTAGGAGCAGTCGCAGTAAATGTTCCTGTAGTTGCTAAACCAGCAGAAGATGTTAATTGACCGCTAATAGCTTGGTCAGCATTAAATGTGTTTGTCTCGTCTAACTTAGGAAAGTCATTAAGACTTGCACGAACCAGACGCAAAGATACTACTGCACCTGCAGCAAAGGCTGCGGCAGATGTTCCGTCTTGTGCTCTAGTGATAGCAAAAGTAGTTCCTGATACTGAAGTTACTTTAACAATCTCAATAGTTGTTTGCGTTGCAGCATCAGCTAATGTGCAATAAAAGTATTGGACACCAGTAGGCGATGGGAAGTTCGTCGCAGATGTAACACTCATAGACGTAGCTCCAGCAGTTAAACTGGAAGCTAACGTCGTGTTAGCATTGTTTGCGAAGAGCATATTTGCCATTAATTATCCTTATGCGTAATTAGGCATTGTTACAAAAACTGGGTTTGATGGAGTAACAGTTTGTGCTGATGCCGTAGTATTAACAACTTCTGCAGTATTTAATTGATTACCAACAATTTGACAAATAGTAAATTTTTGACTTGCACCACCAGAGCCAACTCCTGTTACATTAATTCTTTCACCTACTTTAAATTGTGTTCCATCAGTAACAGTTAAATAATAATTACCAACTACACCACTAGCAGTTGCTGTATAAGGGCCAGCAAAACTACCTATTGTCGTACATACCCAACCCATAGGTCTGCTAACTCCAGATGCAGGAATAGAATAAACAGTATCGTATGCTCTCCAAATACCAGTAGTAGGTACGGAAGTTAATCTTTGACCTATTAATTGTTGTTGAAAATAAAGAGAAGTTGTGTTTATAAAATAACCAGGCTTAGTATTTATATTGTTTACAGCCTCTATGCTACCAAAAGTAGTACCAGAAATAATTTGAATATTATAATTTTGTGCTAAAGGAATAGCTACAAATCTATTATTATTAAATACAAGTTTAGTATTAGCTATTCCACCAATAAAATCTACATCGTCTGATTGTGTTGTAATTGCACCAGCAAACTCATTGTTTACAATTTCAACATTGTAAGCATAGTCATAAGAATAAATAGCTGTATATTTGTAATTAAAATAATTACTCTTAATTTTAATATCTGCAATTCCGCTTAAAAATAAACAATAATTTAAGTCATTTGGAGATGTATCCATTGAAACAGTATTGTTTTCAACAAGAACATCGTACCAAAGGTTAGAAACAGATGGGCTTAAATAACCAATCCAAATACCACGACTTGTAGGGCCTGAAGTATATTGAGCACCTACAACTTGATTGTTTGTAATATGTAATGAATACGAATTTCCAAGAGTAGGAACTGTATATGCAGGGAGTAAAGCAGCATACATTGTAGGGTCTAAAGCGCATAAAACTTTGATAGGCTCTAAACCGCCATCAATACAAATATTGTCTGAAATAATAATTCCATTACCACCTGAGTGCAAAATACAACCAGCACCTGTATTGTTGAAATAGTTATTTGTAATTATGCAATTACTTTGGCCATACAACCCTGCTTGACCATAATTAATAGATGGGCCTACAGCAGATGAACCACCAACTTGTTTAATAAATTGATTGTTGCTTACTAATGATGAGCTTGTAGCATTAATATTAACAGTTGATTGTGGCCCAGTATTGTAAAAGAAATTATCTGTAAATGTTAATTTACCACCAGTAATTTCAAAAGCAGTATGACTTGTAGGTGTTGTTACAGTATTGATTTCACCGCTATTTGTAATAATTGTTTCGCAAACAGATGTTGGACCATTGTAAATAGAAACTAATTCATAAAAATTATTAGTTAACAAAACATTGTTAAATTTAATGTATTCAGAATTGTTTAAATTTCTAATTGTAATTGCTTGAAAATGTTGACTGTAAATATCTGTTGGAGGTGTTTTAGCATTTGCAGAGTAACCAGTTACCTTAACATTATCAAATTCAATTCTTGTAATTTGTTGCAATAAAACTAATGCTTGTTCAATATCTGGGTCTGTGCCAACTACAGTAGTTCCTGAACCATCAAAAACTAAATATTTAATTACAATATCACTTAAGCCTGTAACGCTTGTAAAAATGTTAGTTGAGTAGTAATTGCTACCAACTACAGAAGGAATGGATTTAATAATTGAACTAAAACCATCTCCATAAATTGTTACTGAATGTGAAATGCTTACATTCTGTACTAAATATGTACCACTAGGAAAATATATAGAGCTATATCCACTGTTTAAAGCATTTTGCACAGCAACAGAATCATTTGTTGTTCCGTCGCCTTTAGCACCAAAATCTAATACAGAAACAGATTCTTGAAGTTTAGACTCCAATGTACGAGTTACTGCGCCTGTGCTTTGTTCATTGTATCTAATGTCTGTTGCATAAAGAGTACCAGTTGCAATAGTTAATCCAAGGATAAACTCAACCACATCTCCAGCATTTAAACCAGTTAAAAATGTAACTGTATTAATTGCTGTTTCAGAATAGTTAAGACCAGCAACTTGTTTAGAGCCGTTTACAAATACGGCTAAGTTATTGGTATTTGGAGTGTAATCAATTGTGTTTAAGGTAAATAGTGTTTGACCTTGAGTAGCTGTTTGAGTTTCTTCTTCTGTAGTAGTTGCACTTGCACCAGAAATAAAGTTCATACCAGCAGCAGTAATACGCAATTGGACGTTATCGCCAGTATTCCAATACAAAGGTGATGTACCCTCTTGTCCACGCTCAATAGTAAAAATATCACCGTTACGTGCGGTACACTTTACAATCTCAATGATTGGGCCACTTAGACTGATTAAGCTAACGTAGAAGTAATCTCCACCAACTGGGTTTGGGAATAATCCTCCAGCATTTGCAGACACCTGCATCGTTGTTGCTGTATTGGTTATTCCAAAAGCCAAATAGGTGGCTGCGTTATTAGTATATAAAGGACGGCCCATATATTATCCTAGTGTATATGTATCGTTGACAGTAAATCCGTCAACTAATTCAATTGTTGATTGTACAATGCTGTATTCTTGTGGAGCCTGTGGTCTAGAAACTGGTACAGACATATTGTCTCGTACACCTTTTACATAGTCTTGAGGCTGGCGAATCTCCCAGTCGTAGCTACAAACATACAGCCCATCCCAACGTAACTTTAGTTGCGAGAACTTATATTTGTGACCACAAGCATCACATATACCGTTGTAATCGCCATTACGTAAGAAATCTGCGTGACCCATTTATATCTCCGTTGGGGAATAAACTGGGATGTCACCAATACAGGTGTAAACGTTACCCTGGTTAGTACCACAAGTCATAATCAATCGGTAAGTATTATCAGCGACACCGCCAATAACCCTTTGAGATGCCTTGCCTAATGTAAATACGGGTGTTCCTGAAAGTATGGCAGATGGGTTTGTATCTGTACCTTGTGCTGTAATAGCAGTGCAAGTAGCCGAGGTTAAGGTCTCGGATGTTTGCAAAACAGGGTTAAAATCAAAGCTAAAGACCTCTGATTCTGGTACTAGCTTGTAACTAAATTGTGACATTATTTTTTACCTCTTTTAGCCATACCTCTAGTCCATCCATCTGGAATAGTATCATTTGGCAATATAATTTTGTTTTCAAAACCATTGGTAATTCTTATTTTTCCATACATTGGGTTATTTTTTCCTGCAGAATGGAATTTAATCTTTTCAATAGATTCTTTAGTATGTGGTATTCCTAACCTATATTTGTTTCCAAAAAGAGATTTTGATATTTTTTCTTTCCATTCTTTTGTTTGTTTTCTGCCTACATTAAATGTATGTCCAACGTTTCGACCAATAGCTTTTTCTGATAATTTCTTTTTAGTTTCTTCAGAATGTTTATGACCAGATATACCTTCGCCACCATCAGTGTAATTGCATAGTTTTACGCCAAGCCTTCTTAATTGGTCAATTCTTTCTTGTTCGCATAAAAATGCCAATTCTTCATCTAAATTTTGAGCAACTATATTTACGGTAAAACCATGTTTTTTGGCAACTCTTTTCCAATGTATGTTTCTGTCGCTTTTTGAGCCACTTCTATAGCCAGTGCCTTTGCCAACGTAAAATACGGCATTAGTATCTTTTGTTATGTGTTCATATACATAAAACTGGCTCATTTTGAGACCTTTTTATTACTTGTGTTTGCAAGGACAGTTCGTTGCTTGTAAAGGTCAACCAATCTGTCTTTAAATTGTACTACGCTTAAACGCTCTTTATAAAGCTCTGTTACCCTGTCTCTAAAGTCTACTGTAAACGTATACCTTACTACAGCACCAAGTCTGTTAAAGTAAGCAGCGACTAATGTCACTATTGTAGCCGAAACTAGGGTGAAAGTTCTATACATTTGCTTAGTAAATGTGATAGTTGTTTGGGAAACTACAAAAAATAGCTTAATCGGCAGCTTTGAGAAAAACACCGTATTACCAACCCCTAAAGCCAATAATTTGTGAATAATTAACCCACGTATTAGGGTAATTACTGATGTCGATAAATAAGATATTAGTTTATTTAAAAATCGACCAATACTAATGGTTGTAGTACTTAGGTAAGATAAAGTCCTAAAATACCCAAAATTTATACTAGATACGCTAGTAGACAGGTAGCTTAACCCTTTGGTTATGCTTTTAAATAGCTTGCTATTGTTGGTTACGGTATATGACAAACTAACCAAGTGCATTGCCATACTTGTCAAAACGACAATGGTATGTTCAACATAAGTGGTCATAAATTTGTTTACGAACCTTGGAATGGTAATGGTAGTGGTTACCGCATAGGCTAATAGCTTACGGTAATAGTTTCCAATAGTGGCAAAACTGGTAGATAAGACGCTTAATGTTGTTTCTACCATTTTCAATAAAGTGGCAGAAACGGTTGAGTTATATGACAATGTCCTAAAGAAACTTACCAAACGAGCCATAGAAGTCGAACTGGTAACTAGATAACTTATGACCTTATATATTGGCTTTAAAAGCGTTACAGAGCTTGTAGACAGGAATGAAAGGGTTTTTAAAACACTTTTTACTATGGTTACTGTCTCAGTTACTGCATAAGAAATAGTTTTAGCTATAGCCCTGCCAATAGTTACTGTAGAAGTGCTTAAATAGGAAATTAACTTACCAATAGTCCTAGATATAGTTACTGAGCTTGTAGAAAGGACGCTTAGAATTCTAGCTAGTTGTTTTGTAATGGTTGCTGTAGAGGTAGATAGGTAGGTTATGTTCTTTAAAATAGACTTAACAATGGTTACTGCACTTGTAGATAGGTAACTGATGGTCTTTGTAAGGCTTTTAGTTATACTGACTGTGGAAGTAACGGCATAGGTAATAACCTTAGATAGGCTTAGTAATCGATTCATTGTTGCCGTGCTGACAACGGTGACCGACAACAAAGCTAGGTGAAATGCTGATTCTGTTAATACAATTACCGACATTTCGGTAATACTACTCATTAACTTTTTAATTGCCCTGCCAATGGTAATGGAGGTTGTAGATAAGTAATTTAGAGCTTTACCGTAGGTTTTATTAATTGTTGCTGTAGAAGTTACAGCATAAATAAGGGTTCTAAATAACTTTAATACTGTGGTAATGGAACTAGTACTCGTAGAAGTAACACTTAACGAGGGAGTTAATGTAATATTATCTCCGTCATTAATTGCTACTCTATTTATACTAGAACCATTAATTGCCATTAACTAAACTGGACTTTAAAAGTAAACTGAATGGAGTCGCCATTGTTCAATGGGATGCCACTAAAGTCACCTTTTACAAACAAGTTACCAGAGGTAGATGCGTCAAATAAACCGGCATTTGTGATTGTCTCACTTGTGCCAGCAGTCTGAGTGCCTACAACTTGGTATGTATCGTTTGTTGTGCTAGTTGTTACTTGAGAAGTTGTGCCGCTAACACGAGGCAATACTTCTGTAAATAATGTTGTATCAGTTGCGCTAGTAGTACCTGCACCTGTACCCCAACCAATGTATTTAGGCTGAGTAGCTGCACCACCGTTTAGGTAGTTGGTAATAATAGCTTTTCCTGTGTTTACTAATAAGGTAGCCATTTTTTAATTCTCCAAATAATGCGTTTAATTGGGTTTTTATGCCAGTAATCAATAACGCCCAATTCCTCTACTGTACCGTCTGCACGTGTAATAGTAGCGATAATCTGTGCTTCTTTAGCGTTAGTGTTGACTACTTGCATATTAATCTTTGATAATTTCTAAAACAATTACAAATGATGTATTTAAGGTAGTTGTTGCACCACCCAAAGTTGTCAAAGTAATATTGCCATTAGGTGTTGTTGCGTTATCAGTAATGCCACCAAATGGGCCAGCTTTAATTTCACCACGACCAGTACACTCCCACAATAGTTGAGGGGTAGCACCATCCCAGTTTAAAGTAGCTTGAATTCCATCTTGAATGTCAAAATTAATACGTTTGATACGGACTGTTTTTGCTAATGTTCCTTGTGCATCAATAGGACTTAATGTGCTTGGGTCAAGAACTGTGTAAGCGGTAACATCTGTACCATTAACATATCCTGCAATCTTTAATGTGGCATTTCTATAGCCATCATTAAGGATTTGAAATGGAAGAATATGAGTACCCATGATTAATAACCGCCTTTAGGCTTCTTTGCTTTGGTTGATTGCATTGGGTTCTTAACTTTGTCTTTAGTAGGCTTTTGAACTGGAGCTTTTACGCCCATTCCAATAGACTGACCTTCACGTAATTTTTTATTAGGCATAATTTTTTCCTTTAAGTTAGAGAAAAAACCCCCTAGAGACCTTTTGGGAAACTAGGGGGAATCGCTCACGTGCGAGTTAATTAAACTCCAGGTGTGCCCCACAATGCACGTGGGTCGCCCCAACCGAAGGCATAACGCTCATACGATTTAGCTTTAGCATTCATCGTATCAAAGTCATTGTCTTGGTCAAACGTGATTGCTTGACGCTCTTGGTGAATCATACCTGTATTCATAGGTACGTTAGCACGAATAAAGAATGCTTTAGTACTTGTGAGGTAATGGTTCATCTTGATACCTTCAGGCAATGCGTTAGTAGCGTGTAATACGTTTACAGCGTTACTTGCAGTACCAGGAGGGTTAGCACCAGTGTTGTATGAATATACAGACTTGAGAATGCGATTAGCTTCAAACCAGTTGCTTGGGTGAACTATGATAGAACGTGGCATCAAGTTGATGCGTAGTCCACGGTCGTTCAACGCTAACATCTGTTGAATAATCAAGTTCTCAATAGCGGCTTCAGACAAGTTAGCTGCAGTAGTTAACAAGTTGCTAAATGTACCACCAGAGGTGTTAGGGTGAGTTGCGTTCAACAATGAAACACCGTCGCCACCAGCATAGCTGTTAGAGAAAGCGTTGTTGTATACGTTAGCAGCAACGTTCTCTTTGGTTTGACGCATAGAGAAAGCGTTAGCAGCAGCACGACGCTTGGAAACAACTTCATAGAGGTTGTCAGCAAGTTCTTCTTGGGTAACGATGTAGCCCAAGCCGTATGCAACGTTAGTTAAACGAGTTACGAAACCTTGAGTCTCAGAGTCGTAAACAACGCCTTGACCTTGTGGTTTTTGTGGAGCAAGACCGAAGCCAGTAGCTTGGACGTACTCTTCGTAGTTTTTGTCAGATGTGGTTGTATCGAACAAGTCTGTGTATTCGATAGGATGTTCATTGTATGAACGACCCCACCAAGCCTTAATACCAGGCCACAGTGCTTTTGGAAACGAACCAGTTGTAATAATACCAGCCATTATTTATTCTCCTAATTAAATGCCAGCAGATGGACGTAACAACTCTGCATTGTTGAACAATACAAAGAAACGTACATAAGGCCCCAAGTTGTTACCTGGGATTGGTTCAATTCCAACAATCTTCAATACTGCAGTAGAAGATGTGGTGGTACCTGTTAATACAGTTGCAGATTGCTGATTTGAAATAGAAGGAGCAGCTACAGTGTAGGATGCGTTCTTATTCATGTCAGTTGTTGCAAATGTAGTGCTGTCACCTTGGATGCAATAGACTTGGTCTGGGTCATCGTTGACTAGCAAGTAGTATGCTTGTGACTTAGAAGCAGGAACGCTAGTAGTCGTCAAGTCAAGGTTTGTACCCTGAATAGAAGGGTTGTTAGGGTTAGAAATCAAAATGCTTGTTACAACGCCACGAGGTGTGTCGCCAGATGCACATTTTGCAATTGCAGGGGTACCATTAGCATCACCGCCATCAATTGTTTTTACTACGTCACCGATGTAATACGCAGAGGTATCTGTCGATGGAATGTAGTAAACACGTTGTTGCTGGTTGTTAACGCCACTTGTACCATAAATCACGGCTGAAAAGCCGAATGGTGCGTTTAAATTCGCCAT